GCTGAAAGCGAACCCATTGGCCATCAGAGTATTGATCACCGTCCAGGGTTGTACCGTCCCGGCGTATTCCGGGCTTGGTATTGATCGAGATGACTTTTTCAGTCATTAGATCGAACCTCCAGAGATCAGCGTCGTCGTAAAGCCAGACGAGCTAAAGGTCCCGATCTTAGTTCCAAGGACGGAGACGTTCAGTTCGCCTGCGCCGCTTCGATAGATACCTGTACTGGGCTCTGCATTAAAGCGAAGTGCAGGCACTGAGGCCGTCCCGTTAACAAGCTCCAGAGAAAGGGCCCCGACAATCGCGCTATTGGCGTTCAGGACGTTCACAGAGTCGCAGACAAGGATAGACTGCGCACCGGATGAGATCGTCGTTGTAAGGCCCCCTACGACCCCTGTCGTGAAGGTAACCGAGCCTGTCGTAGCGTTTAAGACGTAGTAAACCTGAACCGTCGCTGGGACGACAATGTCTACCGATCCTGAAAGCGTTCCTGTGACCTTAATGATCGTATTGGAGGCTTGTGTAGGCGTGAGAGTGTAAGTCCCCGAGACGACAGGATAAGTAAGCTGCGTGAAGGCAAAGGTCGTTGATTGACCAAGGCCGATCGTATAAAAGCCAACGCCTGAGCACAGAATAATCGCAGAGTCTGCAGGCTGCATCGTAAGCGTTGCTTCGCCGTTGATAAGGTCAGAGCCGTTAGGATCAACCGTTAAAAGGCCTGAGCCATTATTCCTGAGAAGGAAGAACCAGTTATCGCCTACTGAAGCCGCCGAAGGCAGGTTGATAGTGCCTGCGCCACCGGTCCACACATAAGACAGGGCTCGATCGCTTGCAGTGGCCGTATAAGTCGCTGCAATGGTAGTGACAGGGTGTGATTGATTAAGCGTTGATGCAATCGCCAAGAGACCGTTGCCGGCAAGCGTTGCAGCATCAGGGCTTGAAGTTCCGACACCAAAAGCAATCGTCGACCAAGTGCCTGCAGCGGTTGAATTGGCCGTGATGTAGATGTACTTCGCTTCGCCGCTTGCAATCGAGACGATGGTCCCGCCTGCATAGTCCTTAACGGTAAAGGTATTGGCGCCTGTGTTTCTGATAAGCGCATCGGTCCCAACCGAAGTCTGGTTGGCAGGCGGCATCAAAAGACTGAGAGACGCCGAAGAGGCCGAGACGTTCATGATCCTGGCTGCGTAGTTTCCCGAGGTATCAACCTCAACCGGCCAGGAGAGGGTCGTATCAGCCGTTAGCGTGATCGATCGATAGGAGACATCGGTAGGCTGAATGACCTGACCGGTGAATGCGCTGGTGTACGTTGTCATTTAGACCTCTCTTACTTGCGTCTGCCTGTCGATCGTGCGCGTATCGTTCTCAAGCTTCAGCGTTTGGATCGCTCGGTCATACATGGCTTGCCACAATTGGACGCGAGAATCGTTCTTTAGGAAGGGCATAGCCTGCAATAAGGTCCCATAGAGCATGGCCTGGGGCGCATTTTCGGTCCAGAAGTTCACCTGATTGGTGTCATCCAGCGGTTGAACCTTCTCGTAGTACAGCACCTCAAACGTGTAGGCCACATCCGGGGTTGGAGCGATCAGCCAGTTGTTGAAGTTGTAGTCCGCGTAATACTTGGGTTCACCGGTTTGGGTGGGATCAGGCCAGTAATTGCGCAGATACTCGTACTTGCGAAGCAAAACGGGCTTTTTCTCGCCGTTTACTGTGATGTTCATCGATGTTGTCTTGCGCCAACGTGCCGGCTTAGGGATAACAGGGGTGCCTACGACTAAAGTCGAAAGAACGGCCTGCTGCTGGCCAAGAATCTTAAGCTCGTCAGAGATAATTGACTCTGCCAACATGATAAACGTCGGGATTTTGTCGAGTGTAGCCTGATCGGTGCGCTCCAAATAGGTCCGCACGTCATTGACCAGCGAGTCATAAGTCATCTGAGCGGCCATTATCGGTACCTTGCTGTTTTATCTCGAATATTCTTCGGTTGAGCAACAAATTGCTTACCGGTGCGGGTACCTTCACGCTTTGCTCGAGTCGTTGCGGCATATTCCGCAGGCGAAAGCGCCTCTCGCGCTTTACGGGGCAGGTACCGTTCACCGGTGGCCTTAGGCCCTTGCGTGGATGGCTTGCCGGATTTCGTACCCCAATCCTCGCTGGTCCACTTTGAGAGCGAATTATCCGCCTTTTTGGGGCCTTTGTAACCCCCACCTGAGGCTTTGTACTTCTGGGTCGCCAATTGCGCCTTACGGGCGCTCCATTGGCCTGCATCGCCACCTTTTGTGGAAGCCTTTACAGAGGCGACAATACGCTTCCACTTAGCCGGATCTGACTTGGTTGCTGAACTCATCGCATTAACGCGGCCTCAGCCGCCCTCCTACGGGTTAGTCCTGGCAAAACCCTGCCAGCGGCTTTATTCCACTTCAGGCACTCATCCGCGGCACCGTCCCAGTTGTCAGCATCAATACGCTTCTTGAAGGTGCTTATCCGGTAATTGCCAAGGCCACAGTTATAAGCCCAGCTTGTAACCGCTGCCATGCGCCTTGGAAGCGCTTTAGAGAGGCTTGGTGACATCTTGAGTAGTCCGCGTACAAAATACTCAACGTGATGGTCTAAGGCGTCCTCACACTGCTCAATGGTCCACACCGTACCAGGATTGATCTCAGGGCCTGTAGCACCCCAGCCTATGGTCCATGGATGTCCACGGGTTCCGGGGTCTGGATAAGCTGTTACACGTCCGTCAGGCAAACGCTTTGCCAGCCCTTCAAAGGGCTTGATCAGTACATCTTTGCAAAGCTTCTTAGCCTCATTCACCGGATTTCTCTTTGATCAGTCGATTGACATGCTCCCACAGCGCATGGATCTGCCTGTCGTGGTCCTTTTCCAAGTAATCAAGCCGCGTCTTGATAGTCACGGCATAGACGGCCACGCCAACAAGCGCAACTCCCAAGAACCAAACCCTTGCGAGAGAATCGATCAAGGCTTCCATTAGCCACCTTTTTGGTACTTCTCTATGCTTCTCCCGACAAACCAAAAACTGATCATCATGTTAAGCATGGCAAAGTCATCCTCGTCGTAAGACTTGCTTAGGACTTCAGCCCAGTTGGCATTGGTTTGAAAAGCAATCGTCAAGCCAGCAGCTTTGACAGCCACGTATACGCCAAATGCAATCCAAGTAAGACCGGGGCGGGTAATAGCAGTGATAAAAGAAGCGAACCAGCCAGCCTCTTTTGCTGTAGCGGCTTGCTCCTTAAATGCTTCCTTAATCGTGTCCATCTGCTGGATAGAGTAGTCAACATACTTCTCCTCCATCTTAAACTCGCCTCGCATCTTCTCAAGGTCGGTCTGAAGCTGGAACATACTCAACTCATGCTGGCGTTCGTTTTTCTTGTCCAAGAACTTCAGCACTTCCGGGGCAAGGCGGAAGATACCGCCGAAGATGGAACCAAGAAGACCGCCGCTTAGCAGATCAAACATAATTATCCCTTGGCCGTTACGATGTCCTGGCCTTTTTTGACCGTAACCTTGGAGCCTTCAACATCAACTTGCATGGGCTGCTCAGCACGATCTAGCTTGTCAAGACGTTGGATCAAATCTTTAATAACTTCAAACTCAGGCTTTTCCTGTTTGGCAGCAGTTCCCGCAATGCCATTTAGCATCTGGATAAGTGCAGTAAGTGAAGCGCCAAGCAAGCCCATCACGGCAGCAATCTTTTCGCCTTCAAGGAATAGCGATGCTCCGACACCCACGAGTACGATTAGGAAGATATACAGCAGCCCATCTTCGCCAATGGCTTTGCCTGCTACTTCTTTGGCCGAGTCTTGTGCTTTAAGCTCATCAAGCCTAATTCTGGCCTGGGCTTTAAGCACCGCTAGTTCGTGAGTTTTGTCGTCCATCAGATACCTAGGAGGTTCTTCACGAACATAGCGGCTACTCCTGGCCCGAGGAGGACAGCAGCGATCGTGATGTAGAGCAGATACTCAATTTTCTGCATGCGCTTAGAGCCGTCATCAAAGCGCTTTTCGATATTTTCATAACGTTGGGCGCAAACCGCTTCATGAACGGATAGTCGGGTTTCCACAGATGGCTCCATAGCTATTCAAGATCAGGGTCCGGACCAAGATTATTGAAGAATTCAATCTTCTTGACTGCATATTCGTAAAAGCAATTGCATGTACCGCCATAAACTGCTGGGCATTCGTCAACATGCCTAATGTCATACTGCGGATGCGGAGGATTTAACTCAGGTTCCACTTGGGAAGCTCCTTCCAGGGCCCCAGATCAATCTCATGGCCCCACCTGCACCACTTGCTCCAGCGTAGGAGCCTCCACGAGCAGCGCCTGCGCCACCCGCCCCATAGTTACCACCAAGACCGCCTGTTGTAGTGCCTGTTCCGGCCGTGCCTGTGGCGCCAGAAGAGCCTCCAGTACCAGCCCCGGCATTACCGGCCGTGAATGTTCCGCCAGTGCCGCTTGAGCCCGTACCGGTTACGCCTACGCCACCGCCACCGCCTGCACGGATGGTGTCTGAACCCGCACCGCCACCACCGCCACCACCGGCTCCATTTGATCCGGTCATGTTGAAATCAAGCTTGCAGTTGTACCATCTCTGATTTGTCGCGGACATCGGGAAGACGCCCTTGTTGTAAAGGAGGCCGTAGATAGGCTCCCCGACAAAACTGGTTGGCGGTAAAACAGCCCAAAAGTTGTAGCCAACTACGCCGACTGTTACGGTTGTCCAATTAAGGCCGCCATTAGTGCTTTTAACAATCGTCCCATTACCACCAACGCAATAAAAAACGCCGTTGTAATACGTTGCTCTAAAAAGATCGGCAGGCGTTCCTGAGGTTACCGATGTCCAACTGGTATAACTAGATGCGCCGGTACTTCTTAGAATGGTTCCGTTGGTACCGCAAACAATACAAATGCCGTTGCTTGTTCCGTCATTGTTATAAGCAACACCCCAAAGATTTTCAGTCGTTCCTGATGTCAAGAGCGAATATGTCGTTGGCGGAGGTGTTGGTCCTGAAGGGCCCGTATAGGTTTGCATCAACAGCGTACCACCAGATCCAGCAAACAGCATCTGCGCTGCACCGGAGGCGCTTAAGAAGATGTTTCCGAGTAATGTCGCTGAAGTCCCGGTTGTTCCTGGTCCGATAACGTTCCAGCCGTTCCAGTTGGATTGCGCCGAATTGACAATAATTGTGCCGTTGCTGCAGCCGGCATAGGTATAGCCAGAAGCCGCCGTTAAGTCAGCAATACAAAAAATGTTTTCTGATGTCCCGGTCGATGGAGACGTCCAGGACGTGCCATTAAAGTACGCTATCTCACCACCGGTTGCGGTTGCAATTAAAGGCGCTTGGTTGGATAAAACCCTCAGAATATAAGTAAATATATTCCCGGTTGTTCTTACCGTTGTGAACGTCGAGAAGTCATAAGTCCTTCTGATCTCTGTTCCAGCGGCGTAATAAATATCAAGCTGGTAACTTGCAAGCATCCGGGCGCCATTCGCGCCACCGGTAAAGGTTATATCGCCGCCAGGATACGAGAAAGCCTCAGTACCGCTTGTGCCTCCAGCGCCTGAAAAGCCGCCAGCACCGCCACCACCAGAACCGCCCCAGGTTGCGTAGCCTGCTCCGCCACCATTGCCCCCGCCCTGGTTATAAGGGTAGCCGCCAATATTGGCCGACGTAGCCGCTGTAGTCAGGCCTGCATAGGTCGTGTTGACATAGACCCCGCCAAGGCCTCCAGGAGCCCTCAGGAGGACCGTAGCGCCCCTTCTGATCTCGGTATAGCCACCAGCCGTTCCATTGCTTCCTGCGCTTGATGTACCAGCAGTGCCAATCTCTACAGTTAACGTCTCACCAGGGGTTACGGGTATGTTGTTGCCATAAACGAGAGCGCCACCAGCACCACCGACACCGCCATAAGAAGCGGTTGAGCCACCACCTGCGCCACCGGCTCCAACAGCAGCCGTGCAGATTGATCCAACGCCATTGGGCACGACAAAGGAGAACGTCCCGGCGGTCGTGTAAAGCTGATCCCCGCGGACTGTCTGTCCTGCAAGTAGCTCGAGGAGAAGCATTACTTACTATCCGTCATGGATATGGTGCCGCGCCAAGTCGTTCCACCGTCGTTGGTAATGAATACCAAGACATCGGTGCCGGCAGCCGTCAGGGTAGGAACAGCGCCATAAGGCCAATCAACAGCCGCAGGCCATGTCTGTGTAAAAGCGCCGCCATTCGTGAGGACCATGATAAAGCCGCACCCTGAGCCGCTTGTGGCAGGGTTGCTAAAGGTCCAGGTGACGTTTCCGGTACAGGTGGCTGTGACATAGTTCCCAACCTCCAGGTTGACGGTCGTAGCGCCTGTGATGTTGCCTAGGGCGTTAACCGTGAGGGAATAGTCCTTCACCTTGGGGCGAATGACTTCGTTGTCCTGGAAGTTATTGGTGCTTGAGAAGCTGTTAGCGTCTGCAAGACCTGGAACAGCAAGGCTGCTACGAGCACCAGAGGCTGAAGTGCTATTAGTGCCGCCATTAGCGACGGCAAGCGTGCCGGCAATGGTAATGGTCCCTGAGGTTGTGATCGGGCCGCCAGAGGTCGTTAAACCTGTTGTGCCGCCCGATACAGCTACGCTTGAGACGGTCGCTGTGGAATTGTTGCCATTGGCAACCAGGAAGACGTTACCGGAGTTGTCCTTTGAGTACAGCTTTCTGTCGGTGACGTTGAGAAACAATTCCGCGACCTGAAGCTGTCCAGCGGTCGCTTGGGTTGTTGCGGTAGTCGAATAAAAAAGCTGGATCGGGGTTCCGGTAGCGCTTGCCATGATTTATTCCGCAGGAGTCTCCTGGTTCTGAGCCTGAGTGGCAATCTTCCCAATCAGGTTGGCCACCTCAACATAAGGCCGCTGTCCAAGAGCGTTGAGGATTTGATTGACTTCATCCAAAGTCAGTTCGATAGTCATAGGGTATCTCCAAAGGTTTCCGCAGCGCTATCCACAGCACCGCTAAGGTCGATAGTTTGCACGGGTTCGACCGGAATTTCCACTAACTGGGGTTTGTCAGCCACTTCGTGAATGGTCACGGTCCTGCCGTTAATCACTGGAGCGCAGCCCACAAGGACTTGCGTCTGAGGATCGTAGTCGGGTGTCACAACCTCATAAACGTCGTGCTCTTCTAGCCATTCAGGGGTTCCTGATGGCGGAAAGACGTTCGAGATGAACATTGCTTCAAGAGCGCCAGTGTTTACGATCCTGCCATCTTTGATGATTGCGTACATGATTAGCCTATTGGGAAAGGTCCGGTGGGGGATGAGGTAACGTTTCTTACATAACCTGGGGTGATTCGCACACCTTGAACGTAACCGCTAAGCCAGTTTTGATATGCAGTTGATCCCGCGTTACGCCCAACCATAAGCGTTTGCGCTGATGTGAATGTTGCGGTTTGAGTAACCGCTCCAGAACTTGAGCCAACTAAACTCCCATCAATATAGAGCTTAAGGTTTCCTGCTGATGTGCCGCTTCTTGTTACTGCAAAATAATGCCAAGCATTTATAGATACTGACAAACCAGTGACTTGCAAAACCGTTGTAAAGTTTAGGTTTAAGAAATATTCAGTTATAACCCCACCAACTATTCTAATGAACCAAGAAAACTCTGGATTAGGTACTCCAACGGCCGCACAAGACATAATAGTCCCGTATTTTTCAGCGTCAGCACTTCTTCCTGCGTTAATTGGATAAACCCACGCCTCCATCGTGAAGTCACCGTTCAAACTAAAGACGGGAGAACTTCGGCTTATTAAATGATTTCCATCCCCGCTTAAATAAATACTGCCCGGACCCCACTTAGCCTGCACTGTGCTGACCTGAGCATTTGCCACCGTCTCCAAGTTATTCTTACCCGTCGCATCGACAATCCCGCCGCCAGTGAAGTTGAGCAGGAGGGAGGTGTTGGGTATTGCAGTGGGTGGAGCAGTGGGGACTACGATGTTGGTTTGGGTGGGGTCGTATGGAGTGGAGCCAACAATTAAA